ACCCTAGCACATGAAATCATCCATATGATATGCTATTTAGAATCACCTAAAACAGATAAATACACTAGCAAAGTTATCTACTTCTGGTGTTGCAATACCTTGTAAGTGCATAGTTGCCCATGTTGATAATACTAATAAACCTATAAATGGTCGCATGAGTCTTACAATAGCTTCTACCCATGGATAAGATGGATTACCACCACCTGCTTCATTCATCACTTTAAAGAACTCTAGGTCAATCTGTTTCATTTGAGCATATTGTTCTATGGTTGCAGGTTTGAATTGGTCAGGTGCTATAAATCTGTTTATAAGTGATTTACCTAAATCTACTGCTAATGGTCCTAATGCTGCTAGTATAGTAACTGGGTCTATGATAATACTCCTTATAGTTCTTTAGGGTCGTAGCCAAGTGTGTTAGCTACTCTCTTTTGTAGTTTTAAAAATAAACCTTTATGGCTAGTATATTTATCTGTTTTAGGTGATTCTAAATAGCATATCATGTGTATGATTTCATGTGCTAGGGTCTTTAATACTGTATCTAAATGACCACATTTAGCTGTAGATATAGTGATAACATGAGGTTCACCAGCTTCAGGTGGCTCATATTGTCCGCATATACTATGGTCATGCACTACTACGAAATCTACTTTAGATGCTGGGGGTAGCTTATAATCTTCAAATACTGGAAACTCTATAAGAGCTGAATAAAGATTGGCTATGTTATTTTCAGTTATGAATGTCATAGTGTTGAACGTGGTTTAAATAGTTGTGGATTATATACTGCTGTAGCATCTATCTCTGGAAAGTAAATTAATACTGAGTCCATGTTGTTTACAGATTCTTTCTTCCAGCAACCTTCATGGTTAGCTTTACCTTTATCTGTAGCATACGCAGCATAAGGATAGCCACGTAAACCCATTTTGGTAAATGTACATTCTTCTAGTGTTAATACTACTTCACCAGCTTCAGTAGCCATTGACATTTCTTTGGGTAGTTCTTTACTATAAGCATAGTCATATAAAAATAACCATAAGAGTATTAAGGTAATACCCATAAGAAAGTTTTTCATGTCATTTTCCTAACCAATTGTGCATAACAAATGTGAATAAACCACCAATAAATGAAGCTATAGTCATACCAGCCCAAAAACCACCTTTGGATTTATTGGCTAATGCTAAAAGTTCATCCATACCTTGTTCTAATTTGTCAATCTTTTTTTCCATTTGCTCAACTTGAGCTACAAGTTGTCCATATTTGAATGGGTCAATATCACTCATTCTAAAATCCTTTACTCTTGATTTGGGGTTAATAAACCAACTGCACCTGCTTGCTGTGCTGGATTAAGTCCTTGAATACTCATAATTCCAGGTTGCCTGTTTCCACCACCTGCACGATATAACATATTAGCTAATATTGATTTAAACTTAGGACTTCTAGTAGCCATAAAACCAGCTGTTGCTGCTGGATTATTTGCTAACCAACCTAAACTAATTGGGTCTTTGTTTAAGTCCATCATAATACGTCTTTCAGTTACACTTAATGTATCTAAAAGTTTAGATTCTGCTTTGTTTAATACTCCAATATTCTCTACTTCACCTGCAATTTGTTCTTTTAAACCACGTGCTAATGCTTTTTGAGCTTCTATTTCAGTAGAACCAAGTTGACCATATTTACCTTTTAACCCAGAATATGTGCCTTGTTTAAGTTCTTGTGCTAATTGAACTGGTATAGCTTGTGTAGGAGTTTCTATAAGTGGTCTATTGTATTGCATAAACTCTTGTGATACTTTATCTATTGCAGCTAGGTCAGCAGCTGGATTTGCTTGCTTTGCTTTTTTAGCTCTTAACTCATCAAGATATTTAACTACATCTACTTTACTAACAGTTCCTGTAGATGGCTCAAGTTTATTTGCAATTTGCTCATTTAATGAACTAATTTTATTTTTCATTGCATCAACTGAGCTTTTTGTTACATTCATATTATTTTCTAATAGCGTTTGAACAGCTACATCAGCTTGACCTGTTTTTTGTTGTTTTGCAGTAGGTTTTAAAGCAGATTGCATTAAGTCTCTAGCTTTTCCTTGTAAATATTTACTAGGTGTAGGGATTTGTGCGCCAATATTAGAAAGAGTTTGTTGTACATTAGATACAACTTGTGGTGTTTGCATCATAGGCATATTTGCAACAGGTCTTAATCTTGATAATGCAGAGACTTCAGAAACACCAGGCAATGCTTCTATACCTGACTGTTGAATGACATCTAATGTTTTAGGCAAGTATTCTTGACCAGATACAGTTCTTGGTTGGTACATAAAGCGTTGACCTTCTCTAGCAACTGATTGCTCAAAAGGTAAATTAGTGCCACCAAATCTTTCAGGTAATAATGCTTTAGTAGCACCATATAAACTACCATAAGCACCTGTAGCTAATGATGCAGGAACTTCTAATGCACCTGTAATTTTATTAAAGATACCAGCTTCAGATTTACGTTTTGCTAATTGACCACGTTCTGTTGTTTGTTTTTCTCTTAATGCTAGTGCTTCTTGTGGTGGCAAAAATTCAGGAATACCACGTACATCAGTTAGTCCTGTTGCTACAGGATTTTGTATTCCTTTAATCTCATTAGCAAATAGTTGAGCAGCTTCAGTATCACCAGCATTATGAGCTTTAACTAATGCGTCTTTTAATTGCGTTAATCTATCTGCCATTATTCAACTCCATATGCTTTTAAAATATCTTCTTTATTTCTTACTTGTGATGATGGTGTTTTTTCTTTGTAACCCATAATAACTTTAGAAGGATCAAGTTTATTTGTTTTAGCAATTTCTGCATATTGTATATCATATTTATTTTTAACTTCTTCAGCAGCTTGATATAGTTTATTTGCTACATTTAAAAAATCTTGTCTTTGTGTTGGATTTAATTTTTGACCAGTAGCAAGCATATTAAAGTAATTTTGTGCTCTATCTACTACACCAGTAGCTTCCATTGCTAATCTTAACTCTGTATCACGAACAACAGAAGTAGGATCAAGTAATTTCATAAATTTAGTAGCACCTGCTAAATCACCTGCTGGTGAAGCACTACTTAAAGATTTATTAATAATATTATAAGCAGAACGAACTTCACCAAAGTTTTTAACTTCAGGAGTATCTTGATATTGTTTGCGTAAGTCTTGTTCTTGTTTAAATATATCTTGTTTGGTTTGAGCTTGTTTTTTAACAATAGGTGTTTGAGTTTGTTGTACAACAGGCTGTGTAACTTGACCAGGTTTTGTAGTAATTTGCGGTTGAGTCATATCAGCTGGTTGAGTTGTAACACCTTCTTGTATTGGAGGCAAGATATTAGGTGGCAATGTAGATGGCTGAATTTTAACAGGTACTGTATATACATTACCATTTTCATCCATTGTTTCTTGCATAATAGTTTTAGGAGATGTTTGATTTCTATAAGCAAGTGCATATTGAGGTGTTTTTCTTAATGCTTCGCCTTCAGGAGTATTTTGAGAGCCTCTAGCTAAGATACTAAGTGATGATCCTTCTACTCCTGCACCAAATCCAGCTAAACTACCAGACTCTTTAGCAATAGCTTGGTCAAGTATTTTAATTTGATTTTGAGCATTATTATATCCAGTATCAGTATCTTTAACTGTAGCAAGAGTTTCACGTCTTCTCATGAGTTTTTCTAATGGTGTTAAACCTTCCATTTCAAGTCTTCTAGTACCTTGCTCTAATTCTAATTGTTTTACTTTACCTAATAATGCTTGGTCATATACATTTTGTGATGAACCCATTCCACCTACATAGGCTTTAGCTAAATATGGTAATGCAGAACGAACACCTAAATTTTTAGGTTGAGCAAAATAATTAGCAGCAGTTCCTAGAACTCCTTGAAGAAGAGCTTGATTTTTTAACTTGTCTTGTTGGTCTTGAGTAAGAATACCTGTAAGAGCTTCAGATGGTCTTGCTCCAAATATGTTCATACCATCAAACAAGTTACCTAAACCTGTTCCTGTGTCAAATAATGCCATATTATCTTCCCCTAAATCCTGTTGTTTGTAATGCTTGTTGCAATCTGAAAAGTTCTTCTTCTGTTAAAGGTATGGTTGTATCTAGGTTTGGTATGCCAAGTTCATTACCTGGTTGTGCGCCTATAATAGGTTTAACATTTGGCAAGTTAGATGATGGATTGAGATTAAATGTAGGAGCAACTTGATTAGGGTTACCTGGTCTAATAGGAGCTACTGGAGGTGCTTCCATTTGTCTTTGTTGTTGTGGCATAAATGCTTCAGCACCTTTTAATCCTAAATCTAACTTATCACGCCCAGTTAAGCTACTAAAAGGATTACTCATCATATCTGAAATGCGTTCACCCATAGTTAGTGGTGTATCTGTAACTAATCTTCTAGTATCTAAAGCAAATGGATTTTGTTCTGTAACAAATTTATTAGCTAACATTTGGTCTGCTGAAGATAATCCTTTATCTGCAAACATTAAACCATCATCAGTAAAATTAAAAGCAGGGTTAAATTTATCTATTTGAATACCTTGACCACCTAATGGTAAATTAGTGCCACCAAGATTAGAACCTATATTAGCAAAGTTAATACCACCTGTTGCAGCTCCGCCAATAGGGCTTAATGCACTTTGACCTAATGCAGAATAACCACCTGAACCTAAACTAGGTACAACAGTTTCTACACCTTTAAATCCTGATAATAAACCTGAGCCACTACCTGCACCAGCAGCACCACCAAATAAACCTGAAGCACTACCAAAACCACCTAAAGCACCACCTAATAATGCACCTGTAAGTGGATTTTTACCTGTAATAGCACTACCAGCAGCACCTACACCTGCACCTATAAGAGCAGGCATTAACATTGCGCCCATATTATACCTTTCCTACTATGTAGCAGATTGGTTCTAAAATAGCACGATAAATCATGCCATAAACATCACGTTTTTTACCTCTTTTTTGTTTCCATATATCAGCAGTCCTATGTCTTGCGATATGCTCTAAAATACCCCTTAAAATGCGTTGTATGGCATTCTTTTCACCTGCTTTATAAGCATAGTTGACTAATGGTAAGAATAGTTTGTGATAGCCTTTTTCGTATGCTGGGTCTAAATCTTTAGATTGAGCTAACCAGATAGCATTACGGAAACTACCAAAACCATATTCAGCGTTCATCGCTGTACATACAATCTTGCCACCACCTGATGATTGTTGTTGTGTAGTAGATACTTGACCAACAGGTGCGCCATAAGCTGCGCCAAGGTATGCAGATAGTTTTTGGAACGGTTTGTTTTGTTCAAAGTTAAATCTGTCAATGTCAGCTTGTAGAGCAGTTTTTTGATAGTCTTCTGCTGTTTTACCTACGTTCGCTAATTGTGAAATGTCAGCATAATCAGCTTGTGCTAGTGTTGGTGCATATTGTGCAGCTTGGTTTTGCATAGCACGTTCGTTAGCATAATTTTGATAAGCAAGTTCACCATATTTATTTGTTAATGTATTAGCTAATGTTGAAGCAGCACGATTTTGAATATCAGCACCTGCATTAGAACCATAACGACCTGCTCTTGATAAATTAGATTGAGCAGCAGCAATAGCATCATTATAGTTTTGTGTAGCACCTTGTGCAGCACCAGCTAATGCTTGGTTAAAGTATGGATTGTTTTGTAAGTAAGAACCGCTAATTACATCTTGTTGCTGTTGTTGAGCAGCAGGTAATAATGGATTACCCATTAATGCACGATTTTGAGCAGCTTGTAATGCTGTTTGTGTTTGTGCAGATGGTCCAACATAAGTTTGCCCACCATAATATGTAGGTGTTTGAGTTTGATAAAGATTTTTAGCTTCTTGTAACCCATACCCTACAAATGGTGCTACAGTAGGGTCTAGTTGTTGTGTAGTCGTTGATGTACTTGAGCCACCACCACCGCCACCACCTTTGTAAAAGGTAAAGTTGTCTACTAAATTAAATAGCCAATTATTAAGATTAATCATGTTATTTGTTTCTCCACTATAATGTATCTGTTTTCAAATCCGTAAGCACGTTTCCAAAGTCTTGCGACTGCTTCAAAAGCTGCTCCCTGTATTTTTGTTCCACCATTGGCTTTGACCCATTGCTCAAATTCGCTAAAACCTTGCTTATCTGTTTTACCACCAATAGCTGTAATAAATGCTACTCTGTCGTTAGGATAGTTAATCCACTCTATAGTCATAGCACATTTAATATTTAAATCTTCTTCTGCTCCTACACATAACACTTGTCTACCTTGTGTAAGCATTACTTTAAGTTGTTCTAAAGAATATTCACCACCAGAATGAGCCATAGCTCTATCTAGCATGATTTCTACTTTATCCCATGTTTGTTGAATGTGTTCTGTAGGTACTACATAAAACTTTAGCATTTAAGTTCCCATACCTTAGGAGTAAAGCCTAATTTAGGTGCTACTTTTAACCACCCTTTACGAATAGCACTAAATGTTATCTGATTAATGTTTTGTTGTGTTGCTATCTCTTTAATAGCGTTAAGACCGTCTTCTAATACATTATTACCGTAAGCTGCCCAGATATGTAATGTTGATCCAAATACTTGTAAGATAACGTAACCTACAAAGTAATTGTTTTGCATAGCTAAATATAGTTGTGCCCTACCTTCTCTTAGATCACAATAAGCATCTTCTACTATCCATTCGTTAGACTGAATAGCCATATCGTTAAGACTTGGCTTTACTTGTTGCCAAACTTGTTTTAGTTCTTGAGGACTTACGTATTTTAGTTCCATTATCCTACTATAATATATCCGTATGTTTTATCTGCTGTATTGTTTGCAAAGTGAGATAATACTGCACTACCTTTAGTTCTTGAGCTTACATAAATATTGTTATTAGATGATGTAGAGTTATATGTTAATGTAGCTACTATAGATGCTGTAGAAGGTCTAGTAGGGCTTGTGCCAACTGGATAAGTTTTAATACTTATATTAGTGCTTCCAGCAGACCATACAAGTTCTATATAATCACCTGCATTTAAACTTAATAAAAAGTTCCAACCATAAATAGCATGATATGGGTCAGCAGGGTTTTTTCTAGCTGGTAATCCAATAATGCCTGTAGAGCCTGTTACATCTGTTCCGTTAATTCTTAACCATACATTTGCATCATAAGGTGCTATATCTAAATTACTAAACTGACCAGACCATATAAAGTTATAAAGTCCAGTATCTCTTACATATATTCTTGATGTAGGACTACCTAAATAAATATTATTACTAGCATCCGTTGTATTAAGTGTAATAGGATACGCAGTTGTAATACTTGCTATTGTTTGTGTTGTGTAATCACTAAACGCACCATAAGGCACACTACTTACTACAGCATTGGCTGTAATAGGTGTTAATAATATTATACTATTATAACCTATTCGTTCATCATATATCGTAGTAGTTGTAGCATTACCTGTTGCTAAAGTAATTTCACCTGTATTGTTAGACTTACCTTCTACAAGGTTATTGACAATTTCAGCTACTTCTCTTGGCGTACCACCTTGCCAGTTTAACTTACGATACATGTCCCTAGACATTATCTACCACCACTTTGTGTATAATCTACGTCTACAGATATAGCATGAGTCCATGTACCAGTAGGTGTTACTTTTAATCTATGATAACGACCATAAGAACGTAGTGGACATCTACCATCTGAGTTTTGTGTAACTGTTGAGCTATAATTAATAGCATCATCTAATTCTCTACGAGATGCAATAGCTATAGTAACCGCACCATTGTCTACTTGCGCCCTAGCATTTGTAACTACAGAGTTATAGCCAAATTCTAATTCACCTGCCACTAAAGATGCTGTAGAGTTTTGTCCTGTAAATGTGACAATCTTAGCACCATCTGCACCACCAAATAAGAATTTACCACCAGCCCAAATACGACTGTCTAGTGATGCTGGAAGTGTATCTATAGTACCAAACGCATCTAAACCTTCTAATGAGATAAATGATGAAGCAAGTGATACAACATATTCTGAAGTAGTATCAGCAGATGACCATTTCTTTACTAACCAGTTATAAATAAGAAGTGAACGACCACCGTTAGTATTAGGATAATTCCATACGACAATATTACGAATAGGGTCAATCGCAGCACTAATAGTATCTTGTAAAGATAATGCTAGATTATCGTAAAAGTATTCGTCTACTTTATCGTTACCAATGTTATATACTGTTGTACCGTCACAACCATAAAATCCGTCATCAGCTAAGAAGTATGTATTAGGTCCATATTGTGTAATTGAGCCTGGTGTATTACAACCTAGATTACGTGAGATAGCGTCAAATTGGAAGAATAATGGTGAACCTATGTATGACATACGATAAATAGCACGTTCTAGTAAAACGATACCAAATTCACCACCTGTAATACCAACTATATTACCACCTTCGGCGAGTATCTGATAATCAGATTGTGAAGCACCACCTGAAGTCCAATCCGTCTCATCATTTAAATCACTCCATTGGAGTTTATTAGGTACGCCACCTACACTAGCAGCTACTACAAAGTCACGAACAACTGTAATATAATTTGCTACCGGTGCTGCAGCAGCTAAGTCTGCAAAAAGAGTAGATGTGCCTACATACCATACTTGTATCTTAGCGTTACCATTGGCAGCTAATATAGCGTCACCAAATTGTGTAAAACTCCATCTTGTGGTGCTACTATAGCCACCTGATTTACTTACATTATCTAATGCAGTTGTTGTAGGATTAAACTTAAATAGTTTAGTAGTGCCACCAGCAAATAACTGTGTTTGTAAGTCAAATTTACCTGCTGTGACATTGTTTAGATTTTCACTTGCAGCACTAGAATAATCAGAAGATAATGGAAATGGTCCATATCCTATAGTTAAAGGATAGACGTTATTAGCCTCTAGTAATGCTCCAGTAGTGGTAGGCTGATCTGGTAGCCATTCAGTAAATGCAACTCTTTGTGTAGGCATTAGTTACCCCAATTTTGTCCGTTTAGTACCTCTATAAGAGCTTCTACAGTAGATGATGCTTGTATATCAGTTTCTAATCTGTTCGCTTCTGCGACGATTTGTGTGCGTTTTAGAGCTATTTCTGCAGGGATATCTACATTACGTTCAGCTTTACGGATAATATACCAATCCGTTTGTGATAATAATTTACCTGCTGTATCTTTAGTTTGTGCGACAAATTGTTTTTTAAGATCATCTAAGTCTTTAGGTAAGTTATGATCCCAGTAAAAACGTGGGTCAAATGGTGCAGGATCAGCTACCCATGTGATGCCAATAGCTAGTTTTTGCTCTTCTGTAGATTGATTGAGCCATCCACTAGGATATTGTGTGCCATTAGCGTCATAAAATGATACGCCTTCTGGTAAGTGTTTACCGTTTAATAAAAACATATTTTTTCCTTATCTTGCGTTAGCGTTTTTGAATGGTGGGTTTTGTAAATAATCAATTGCTTTATTCATGCCTTCTATATTATCTCCAAAAGACCCTAATCCGTTATTGCAATTATTACATAGTATTCCACGAACTTTTCCTGTGGTATGACAATGGTCAATAGCTAATCTTCTACCATCAGGTTCTTCTGTTCTTCCACAGATAGCACAGCCTCCACCTTGAATATGCAATAACTGTTCATATTGCTCTAATGTAATTCCATATTTCTTTCTAATTAAAGCATCATATTTATCTACACCAGTATAATTAGGTGGATGATACTCTTTGCAATCTTGAGACTTGATACCTTGCTTTAAATGTTTAGCATTTCTTAAATGTATCTCACCGCAATCAGCACATTTTACTTCATATAATAATCCATTGTTGCTTTCTCTTTGCTCAGATATACCAACAACTATACCAAGAATACCTTTGTAATCTTTGTATGCTTGCCTATATGGTCTATATGCAAATTGTCTTTGACTCATCGGGCTAAGCTATTCTTGAAAGGCGACTCTGCGAATGCCATGTAAATATATGTTCCACCTGAAGCATTCATGGCTAAATGGGAATTTCTAAGTTTAAAGCCATTTGAAAGATAATCAATATTTCCATTTCCATTGCTAATTTCAGCCTCAGATGTGCTTGGAAATAATCTTGCATCTATTACATTATATGTGCTTCTTGCTGTATCTTCTACAACCCAATCTACCGCTGAATCTGTGCGTTTAAATAAAACATATTTAGGTCTAAACCCTGTATATACAAACGGACCATCTGTAGAACCATTACCTGTGTAACTTCCGAAGCGACTAAAGCCTGATATTTCTGACCAGCAATATCCAACCATTGTAACGCCATTTGTATTTACGTTACCGCTAGTGCCAATAGTAAATACTGAAGAAGTAGGAGATGTATTATTCCAAGCTCCACTACCGACCGCAGCAGCATTTGTGCTATTTAGAAGAATATATTTAGTATTGCCAAGCTCGGAATGATAACTCATCCAATTATCTACAGCACTTCTTGGTTTTAATATTATCATCTTTGGCGCAACACCTAAACCATGTCCTACTGTAGCATTAGCACCTGTTCCTGTATAAGTCACAATACTAAACCCAGCAGTTGTATTTACAGATACAGTTGATGTAATAGAGCCTTGTGTGTTAGATGATGTTGAGCCTTGTCCAGCTTGCCATTGCCAACCTACATAAGTTTCAGCACTATTGCCTACGCCATTTTGTGAATTAACTGAAAAACCATTGCTATTAAATGCAGTAATACTATCAGCTTCTGTTGCTTCTGCATTAGTCAAATCACTATATAATGCTTTTGTAGCGCCACGAACAGAATCTTCTAATCTATGTGAACGAGTTACACCACTTCTTTGTTTTACCCATACAAAGTCAGGTTTAAACTGTGCATTATTCACTACATTTAAAGCTGTTCCCGTTCCTGTATATAGCGTTGCATCCATATACTTATTACCTTGCAATATAGTAGGTGTAGGAAGGTTAAATGTGTTTAGTGCTACAAAGCCTGTAGGTGGTGTGTAAGAGAATGGGCGTTGTCCAAAGTTTAGCCAACCAGCTACAGAAGTGCCACCAGCTGAACCTCCACGATTTGCAACTTGGAATAAATATGGTCCATCAGGTGTAAATGTTACAGCACCTTGAGAAACTCCATTTTTATAGAATGTCATTGATTTATTATCTACATCAAGAGCCATTCCTATAACATCATTATCACCCCATGTAGCACCATAAGAAACTCTTGTTCCTGAACCGTTGCGAGATATACTTCCATCATCACCTTGATAAATAAGAACTAAATAAGCACCTGCTGAAGGTGAAATTGTTGCTTGAGTTATACCAAAAGCAATACATCCTGTTCCACCTAATGTAGAACCTGTTGTATTTACTGCTTCACAATAATATTTTCCTGTTGTCATAGCCATGTTATTAAACACGCCAATACCATTAGCAGATGTTACTGTACAAGCATAATTTAAATTTGCATTTGAAAATGTATTTGTAGCAATACCTGTAATAGGCATCATTATGTTATTAATGACTGAATAATTAGCCACAGTCGCACTTGTTAGCGTAGGACTGTCTGTCATAGCGTCATAGGTTGTGCCAGCAGTTACAGATATGTTATTAGTATTAAAGTAGTTAGTGTTACCAGAGAAGTCTTTACCTAGACCTGCATTAGAA